GGAAGTAGCGATGCGTCAGCGCTCTACAGTGACAACTCAACTTGGTGTTTCTCTTGCTCTACCTATACGTCAGGTGATGGCGAGGTAGTGGATGCACCAGCCAAGCCCAGCGCTTCAGCACACTTACTGCAAGGTGAATATCAGGAGCTGCGCAGCCGTAAGCTCACAGAGCAAACCTGCCGGAAGTTTGGCTATATGATCGGAGAGCACCGGGGCAAACTCGTGCAACTTGCAACCTACAGAGACCTCCAAGGTAGAGCTGTAGCACAGAAGGTCCGTACTAGAGACAAACAGTTCTCTGTGGTGGGCGACAGCGACCGCATGGGCCTCTTCGGAATGCACCTGTGGTCAGCTGGTAAGAAGATCGTCATCTGTGAGGGCGAACTAGACGCAATGAGCGTCAGTCAAGTGCAGAACCACAAGTATGCAACAGTCTCTGTGCCCCATGGTGCCCAGAGCGCCAAGAAGCACCTGTTGCAGCACATAGACTACCTCAACAACTTTGCTGAGATCGTGCTGATGTTCGATCAAGACGAAGCTGGTCAAGCAGCAGCACAGGCGTGTGCTGAAGTTTTGCCTATTGGTAAGACCAAAATTGCTGTGTTGCCTATGAAGGACGCAAACGAGTGTCTTGTGGCTGGCAATGCCTCAGCAATCATTAGTGCGATACACCAAGCAGCAGACTTCAGACCTGATGGCATCGTCAGCATGGCAGACCTCCGTGAGGTGGTAGCTGTGGCAGACGCAGAGAGCCCCGTACAGTACCCATACCCAAGGCTCAATGAGATGCTCAAGGGCATCCGTACAGGCGTTGTGACGCTCTGTGCTGGCTCTGGAGTGGGCAAGAGCACATTGATCAGAGAGATGGCCTACCACATCCACATGAGTGGGTTCACTGTGGGTATGCTTATGCTCGAAGAGAGCGTCAAGCGGAGCGCACAGGGACTAGCTGGTATCCACATCGAGAAGAACATTACTGTTGATGCTGATGCAGCCACAGCCGATGAGATAAAAGCTGGCTTCGATAGCCTTATGGCTAAAGGCCCAATCTATCTCTTTGATCACTTCGGAAGCACAGAGCTGGATGTAATCTGCAATCGCATTCGCTACATGAAGCATGGCCTTAAGTGTGACGTGGTGTTCCTAGATCACATATCGATCCTCATAAGTGGGGGAGCGGGTGACGTAGGCTCTAACGAGCGGGTCATGGTGGACCACATCATGCACACCCTCCGCGTCCTGTGCTCAGAGCTAGACTTGGCTCTAGTGCTGGTGTCTCACCTACGGCGTCCCGGCGGGGACTTAGGTCACGAAGGTGGTGCCAAGGTCTCATTGTCTCAGCTGAGGGGTTCACATGCCTTAGCACAGCTGGCAGATGCCTGTGTCGCCATGGAAGTAGATGCCGATGAGCCTACCAGCGGTAGACGCAATCTGGTGGTCCTCAAGAATAGACACACGGGGGAGGTCGGTCCAGCCGATCAACTCCAGTACAACCGCGAGAGCGGAAGACTTCGCACGGTCTACGATGATGTGCCCTTCTAACTGGCAGAAGCTAAATCCCAACCCGCAGAAAAGTTTTTGCTAGTTGGGTTTTTGACAGCCTTTCCACTGACAATTGAACACAAAGGAACAACAGCCATGGCTGAACAAACGTCATTCTATTTTGCAGGCACAGAGATGACTGGAACTCATCTTAAAGCATGTCGGCTCTCAGACCTCACTCACTTAGAGCTTCAAGTCTACGCCATCTTACTAGGGGCCAAGCACACTGGCCTCACCAGAGATGAAATCATGCAGCGTATGAGTTTTTGCAGTGGCCACTCTGCCATGCAGTACATCCCAAAACTCGTGAAGCGTGGCCTAGCGGTAGCAGCAGGCAAACGCAAAGCATCCACAGGCTGGGCACAGACAATTTGGAAGGTGAGACTATGAGCAACAATTTATCAATGAATGCGTATCAGGCTGAAGCCTCCAAGACTGGCATCTATCGCTGGAAAGTAATCTACCCGGCGCTGGGCCTATCTAATGAAGCAGGTGAGGTACTAGGTAAAATCAAGAAGCTCATAAGAGATAAGGACATCACCTTCAATGAGATAGGTGATCTACCGGGGGCTGATAGAGCTGCCATAGCCGATGAGATTGGTGATGTGCTGTGGTACTGCGCCATGCTGGCCAAAGACCTTAACATTAGCCTCAATGAAGTTGCCAACATGAACCTTGAGAAGCTCGAAAGTAGAGCGGCGCGTGGTAAGATTGGTGGATCGGGTGATGACCGATGAGATGGATAGCAGACATAGAGTCCAACGGTCTGTTGGATAAGATAAGCAAAGTCTGGTGCATTGTACTGCGGTGCCCAGACACTGATGAAGTCAGAGAGTTTAGACCACACGAAATACAAGAAGGCTTAGACCTACTAGCAACAGCATCTGAGGTCATAGGCCACAACTTCGTAGGCTACGACTACCCTGCCCTTCAGATCGTGTACCCAGACTTCAAGATCAAAGGTAAGATCACAGACACCTTGATCCTCAGCAAGATGATACACCACGAACTCTTTAACGATGATGCAGAGAGAAACTGGAGTAACGAGAAGTTCCCCAAGAAGTTCTGGGGACGCCACAGTCTCAAGGCTTGGGGTATGCGTCTTGGTGACTTTAAGGATGACTATGATGGCGGCTGGGATGCCTTCAGTGAAGTCATGCTCTCATACTGTGTCCAAGACACTCAGGTCACAGCAGCGCTCTACAAGAGCCTGATGAAAACTGAGCCTTCAGAACAAGCAGTCTACCTCGAACACCGCATGGCGACTATCTGCCATGAGATCGGTCAGAACGGGTGGACCTTTGATCAGAAGGCAGCAGGCGAACTCTATGCAGAGCTGGCACAGAAGCGCCATGTCATCGAGGAAGACCTAAAGGACTTGTTCCCAGCATGGGAGGTCACAGAGGACTTCTTGCCTAAGCGTGACAACAAGACACTGGGCTACAAGGCTGGTGAGGTGTTTGTCAAAAAGAAGACTGTCTACTTTAACCCCAACAGCAACCCACACATCCAGCGCTGTCTTGTTGAGAAGTACAAGTGGAAGCCCAAGGAGTTCACTCCCAATGGCCAAGCTAAAATCGATGAGAATGTGCTGTCTAAACTACCGTACCCAGAGGCCAAGCGTCTTGCTGAGTTCAAGCTGATCCAAAAGCGGATTGGCATGTTGGCAGAAGGCAATGGTGCGTGGCTCAAGAAGGTGGATGCAGATGGCCGCATTAGGCATCGCATCGATCCTTTGGCTACTACCAGCACCAGAGCGGCGCACTCATCGCCCAATCTCGGGCAAGTGCCCAGCGCACGGTCTCCCTACGGCAAAGAGTGTAGAAGTCTCTTTGGTGTGCCAGAGGGCTGGTTCCTCTGTGGTGCTGACCTTAGTGGCATTGAGCTGAGAGCACTTGCTTCGTACCTCGCGCCTTACGATGGCGGTGAGTATGCCAAGCAGATACTCGAAGGTGACATCCACACCTATAATGCAGAAGCCTTTGGCACTGATAGGTCCACGGCCAAGACGCTTATTTACTCCATAAATTACGGTGGAGGTGACATGCGTGTGGGTGAGATTGCAGGCGGTGGTAGAGCCAAAGGCAAGCAGCTCAAAGAGCAATTCTTTAAGTCTGTGCCAGCCTTCGCAACTCTAATGGCTAATCTTAAAGCAGCCTATGCCCGTGGTTACATCAAGACCTGTGACGGGCGGAAGCTCAAGATCAGGTCAGAGCACAGATGTCTCTCACAGCTACTACAGAGCTGCGGGAGCCTAGTCAGTAAGTGGTGGCTGCTCCTCACCTATGACGAAATCAAGAAAACCTATGGCGGCGATGCCTACATCGTAGGCTGGATTCACGATGAGTTGCAGATCGCCTGTAAACATGAGGACATAGCAGAAGATGTCGGTAATATCGCTAGACGAATGGCGGAAGAAGCAGGCCGCACTCTCAACCTTAAAATCCCCATTGCCGCAGAGCATACCGTGGGACGAACTTGGTTTGAGACCCACTGAAGTCGATGAGTACATTGAGAACCTTGTGTCTCTTTACATCGTCCTAGACCGCTCATGGCGCAACCCTTTCACTGTAAAGTCTGACTTTGCGCGTGATGGGGCACTGCACGTTGCCATAGCGGCCTCTGAGGGCTTCATAACAACAAAAGTAGATACTGACAGCTGGGGACGCAAATGGTGCATCACAGAGGTCGGTATGGAAGTCAAAGGAGACATCGATGATGTCCTTAAAGAAATCTTACAGCCAACCCACCCTGCTCATTGATGGCGACCTCTACCTCTTCAGAGCTGCCACAAGCGTGGAAGAAGAGACCGACTGGGGTGAAGACATCTGGTCACTATCGACTGACCTGTCAGCAGCCAAGCGGGTGTTCAACAGCATGGTCGATGGCTTCAAGCAGGCACTCAACGCTAACGATGTGGTCATCACACTCTCAGGCTCCAGCAACTTTCGCCGGGGAGTAGAGCCAACCTACAAAGCAGCTCGTAAGAAGACACGAAAGCCTGTGGGCTACTCAGCTATGTTTGAGTGGGTCAAAGAGACATGGGACTATGTGTTAGTCGATGAGCTTGAGGCTGATGATGTCATGGGCATCATGGGGTCCATCCCCGGCACTAAGGCCATCATCGTGTCTGACGATAAGGACATGAAGTCCATACCGTGCAAACTCTACAGGCCTCAGAGCAACGAGAGGATGACTATCAGTCAAGCTGAAGCTGACAGGTACTTCCTCACACAGACCCTGACAGGAGACCCTACTGATGGCTATGCCGGGCTGGCCAAATGTGGCCCTAAAACAGCCGAAAAGATACTAGGCACACACCCGACATGGGATGCTGTGGTCTCCGCATATCAAAAGCAGAAACTAAACGCTGACTACGCGCTGACCCAAGCGCGGCTTGCTCGAATCCTACGCCACACGGACTGGGATGATGAGGCAGGGGCGGTAAAACTATGGGAGCCAACAAGATGAACATGAGTGTCGCATTCAAATGTAAACTAAATGATGAACAGGAGTTCATGCTGGGGCAAGCAATGCTTCGCCATGAGAGCCAAATAGACCGCTCTTATCTGTCTCTGGCAGACAAGAGGACGGGTGATTGGGCCACAGTCAAGAAGCCTCTGAAGAAGTCTGCCAGACGCGGAATGCTGCGGTGGTTCTACGACTACACACATGGCCGTGAGTTCACCCTAGAAGCCTTGCTTGAGAACAACGGTAGGAACTGTGTGTACCACATGACCCGTAAGCTAGTTGCTGCCGGGGCACTTACTGAAGTCTCAGAGCACAACGGGGGCGCTGCTGGTGCCAAGATATACATCGTGTCGGACCGTGAAGTAATCGGGAGGATGTTAGCCGATGGATAGAGACAACGATCTGATCAAAGTGACAGAGGTGCATGAGCATGAAGATGGTAGTGCCACGCTGCAAGTAGAGTGTAGTCCAGAGACTTTTGCTGCAATCTTCAATGTGGGCTTCGTATCTCTGGTCAAAGCGGGACTGTACTGGGAGACAGACAATGGAAACTGAAGACATCGTTGTGAAGCCTTCTCATTACACACAGTACGTCATTGAACCAATCACATTCATTATGACTAACAAGCTGCCTTTCCACATAGGCAACATCGTCAAATATGCAGTCAGAGCCGGGTCTAAAGCCTACCCAAACCAGACCGCAGAACAATCAGAAATCACCGACCTAAAGAAAGCCATCCGCTACTGCGAGATGCGTATAAACCAAATTGAGGGAAACGAACTATGAACATGATGAACAGCACAGCAATCTATGGGCCAACCATTGGTATTTCGGAAGAGATACACAAGATGAAGTACCGCTCTGTGGGCGAGACCTTCAAAGAGGCAATGACCCGTGTAGCTGATGCACTCAAAGATGGAGAGGAACACTTCGAGGCCTTCCGCAAAATCCTATACAACATGGCATTCCTACCAGCTGGCCGTGTGCAGTCAGCTATGGGTGCTCCCCGGCGAGTGACGCCATACAACTGCTTCGTGAGTCTCACCATCGAAGACAGCATGACAGGCATCATGGAGGCAGCAGCAAACGCAGCGAAGACCATGCAGCTAGGCGGCGGTATCGGGTATGACTTCAGCACCCTGCGCCCCCATGGCTCCCTCATCCGCTCCCTCGACAGTAAAAGCTCTGGCCCTATGAGCTTCATGGGCATCTTTGATGCTGTGTGTAAGACTATTGCTTCAGCAGGCCACCGTAGAGGCGCACAGATGGCAGTGCTGCGTGTAGACCACCCAGACATCGAGACATTCATCCGTGCCAAGAACAACAGCACAGAGCTTACACAGTTCAACATGAGTGTAGGTGTGACCGATGAGTTCATGCAGGCAGTCAAGGATGATGCCGACTTCGACTTAGTGTTCGATGGTCAGGTCTACCGCACTGTGAGTGCTACAGCTCTGTGGGATGACATCTTGCGCTCGACTTGGGACTGGGCAGAACCCGGCATCCTCTTCATCGACCGTATCAACAAGAAGAACAACCTGCACTATTGTGAGACCATTGCAGCCACCAACCCATGTGGAGAACAGCCACTACCACCCAATGGCGCATGTCTCCTTGGTAGCTTTAACCTCGTG